ACAGGGTGAATTTAATGATGTGATTACAATGACAAATGATTTATTAGTTGGTACTGCTGGAAAAATTGATACTATTATTTCTAAGATTCAGGCTGCTATTCAGGCTGCTATGCAACTTGCCGCTGCTCTTGCTTCTACAGGGGGCGGAGGAGGCGGAGGTGGTGGCGGTGGTGGAAACGTAACTGGTTCATTCAGTACACAGCAACAATCTATTATAAATACAGCAGCAAGTAAGGCATCAACGCAAGCAGCAAAAGGCAACGTAATGGGTTCTGGAGGATCTGAAGCAATTGCGGTTCAAGCAATGAAAGATTTAGCAGCAAAACAAACTGTTGATGCAAATCCAAAAATACCTGGTACTCAATTAAGTTCTACACAGGTAGTTGCTGCTAGAAAGCAAATACTAGGATATTTAAGTTCTGGTGGAATGGTTCCTAGATATTTCCCTAATGGAGGTTTTGTAGCAAAAGGTTCAGATACAGTCCCAGCAATGCTTACTCCTGGAGAATTTGTAGTTAATAAAAATAGTGCAAAGGCTTTTCGTCCATTTTTAAGGTCAATTAATGATGCTGTTTATCCATCAATGATTAAGGATAAAATGAATCAGCCAGTTTATGCAGTTTCTAATCCTGTAAATATTTCTTCTATGCCTACCGCCACAGTAGTTGCCCCTGTATCAGATAACTCAAGCACAGTGTATAATTATAATGTTGGTATTACAGTTGGCGGTACAAACTCTAATCCAAATGGAATTGCAAGAGCAGTAATAAATGAAATTAAATATATTGATTCACAAAGAATTAGGAGTCAGAGAGCATAATGGCTACGTCTGGTTATATAACTGGTAGAAAAAGATATCAGCGTCCTCAAGCAGTCTTATGGTCCGATAATGCTGGAACACTGAGCAATGGGCTATATGTTCCTAATGGTTATGAAGTTGGAGCAGATGTTCCTGAAGGAACTGATTCCAGTTTAATTGATCAATTTTTAATTCTGTCTGACCATAATCGTGGAGATATTTCTATTACACCACAGAGAATAGAACAGCGTCAAAGAACAATTAATGGAAGAATGAGATCGTACCACATTGCTGACAAGTTAATTTTTACTTGGTCTTGGAATTTACTTCCATCAAGAGCATTTTATCAAAATGCAGAATTTGATCCAGATACTGGAATTTCTCCATATCAAAATAATACACAAGAGTTTACAGCAGACGGTGGTGCTGGAGGTGTAGAAATTTTAGATTGGTATCAAAATCATACAGGTCCATTTTGGATGTATTTAGCATATGACAAATATTCTAATTTTGGTACAGATAATGCTGCATTTGGTCATCTAGCACAGTATAACCAAATTGTTGAAGTTTACTTTGCTGACTTTAATTATTCTGTTGTAAAACGTGGTGGCAATAATTTTGACCTTTGGAATATATCGGTAAGCCTGGAAGAGGTCTAAAGTGTTTGTTAGTGAAGCATTAAAGACTCATTTAGAAACATCGGCAACAGTTCAGTTAAAGTCACTAGTTCTTGCTGAATGGAATATGAATATGCCAGATAATATTTTTTTAGTAGGAAACTATAGATATCGTCCAAGTACCCCAGGCTCTACATATTATACTTTGCCAAATACATTTGATAATTTAGATGCTGGAAATTATTATACAGGTGCTACAGATGCAGACGTAGTTATTGATAATGGGTTTACTGATTCTGGCATCCCTCAACAATTTACTTTACAAAAAGACAAAATGAAGATGATTTATTCTTTAGAAGATTGTTTAAAACCATTTAGACCAAGATCAGGAATTAATAAACCTTTATATTTTGGCGGACGATATTTAGCAAATTCTGGTGCATCAATAGCAGAACGACCAAGATATTATATGCCATCACGATATGATGAGTTTAGATATTGGACTTCTTATAGAACAGAAGATAATGTTGAATATGGCGTATCAAATAAATTATCTAATGGACTAAATTATATAGATGATGCAGTTCCTTTTGTTGTATATAAAAATCAAGTTCCAACAAATAGAATTATTGTTAAAATGCAAACTAATGTTGGCTCTGTAGATCTTGGACCCTTTACAACAGCGTCTGGGTCTATACCAGATCCGCTATACGGAACTGCAAATAAGACAACTCCAGCAAGATGGAAGATACAATATCTTTATAATAATAATTGGTCTAATGCAATTTCATTTAATGAAAATACAACAAGAGCAGACGGAACTCCAATTATTGGCACTGATGGATATGTTGAAATTCACTATGGACTTATAGTTCCAGAAGCCTACAGAGATATTTTTATATTTGCAGAAACACTTTCTTCATCAACTTTATTGCCAGACACATCTGTAACTGGCTATGCATATTTAGTAATTGCAAACGAAGGAAGCCGTGGAACATTTTATATTTGGACTGGAAGTGATTATGAAACATTTTCTCCAACATATGGATGGACTTTAGGTTCAGAAGAAATAGATAATAATACAAGTTTTGTTACTGATTTTACAAACCCAGAGCAATTTACTGACGAAATTAATGGCGGTACAGAATATAGAGAGTTTGCATATATTCAAGGATTAAGAGTAGTAGTAGAAACAATGAATAAGTTTGATACTACTTTTGATTTAATTGAGATTTCTCCAAGGCTAGTCGGAGATATTTCTGATAAAGTAATTGATTATAAGGTTACTAAAATTTTATCTGATGTTGGAATTACATCTTTACCAGTAGGTCAACTTCTTGCATCTACGGGTCAGATTAATATTTTTGATGATGATCAGGCTTTTAATCCTAATAATACAAATAGTATTATTGCAGGATATACAAGAAAAAATATTAAATTTAATTTTTATGAAACAATTATTGATGTTGATGGGTTTGACTATTTTATTCCTCTTAAAACTTTATATTCAGAAGGTTTTCCGCAAGCAGACGTTACCGCTGGAACAATCTCTATTAATCTAAGAGATTTTTATTTCTTTTTCGAATCAATGCCTGCTCCAAGATTATTGATGACTCAAACATCTTTAAGCATGGCTATAAGTACTATTCTTGATTATATTGGTTTTACAAACTATTCTTTCAGAAGAATAGATGGAGAGTCAGACCCAATCATTCCGTATTTCTTTGTTGCACCAGATCAAAATGTTGCAGAAATACTTAATCAACTTGCAATATCAACACAAAGCGCAATGTTTTTTGATGAATACAATAATTTTATTGTAATGAGTAAAAACTATTTAATGCCAGATGCAGATACTAGAACAACAGATTTTGTTCTATTGGGAAATAATAATCAAACAGATGAAGGCGTTATTGAAAACCAATCCTCTGGTAACCTACCTAATATTATATCTATTGCGTCTGAAGACAAGCGTGTTTATAATGATGGAAAAATTAATTATACAACTAGATATATTCAGCGTTCATATGGAAGTATTAGAGAAGCAAGCATGGTTGATCGTGATAAAACATGGATTTATAAACCTGTTCTTTTGTGGGAAGTTGCAGGAGATGAAGCAACAAAAACTATTAATGAAGTAGCAGCAAAACAGGGTAACTATGTTTTAGGTGCAATGCCTTTAAATGCAACGCTTTCAGCAGATTTGCCAACTGTAGTTAACGGAGTTGTTGTAAATAATACGCTAGATCTTGGAGAAAATATTTACTGGCTTACAAGATATCAAGGATTTTTATATTCAAATGGTGAAATTATTAAATATGATGCTGCAGAGTTTAACGTAACTGGCACTGGTAATGTTTGGATTAGCAGCAATCAAGAATATCAAAGATACTTTGCGTCTATTCCGTTTAATGGAAAAATATATCCAACAGGTCTTGTTAGAATTTTTTCAGTGCCTTTTTATGAAACAGTTGATGGTATAGCAAGATTGCAGCCAGGTGCCGTATATGAACATGGTAGAGGACAATTTGGAACACCTGTAACTACTCATACTGCAGGGATCAGCGACTACTGGGCAGATAATACTTATGTTCGTGGCTGCAATATGCAAACTCAATATTTATTTACTACAACACTAGATGAAGATGTAACAAGACCAGCAACCACTGTAGGCGCTGCTGGAGTAAATAATACTTTGGCTCGTCAAACAACTCGTAATGGTATTATTAAAAACTTCATGTCTGCAAACTATTTAACTGAAACTGCTATCAATAACTTAAAATCTACACAAACAGGAACTGTTCAATCTTCTGCTCTAGTTATGAATGGACCGTCATTTAAAACTACAGAAACACCACTTAACTTTGTTTCATATGTTTATAAAAACTTAAATGGCGCTTATAAAAATTTTGGTACACGTATTCGTATTATTGGTAAAATTGAAAATAATGAAACCCGTGGACAAACTCCAATTGGATCTAGTGCATACTATCAAGTTAATAATGTTCAGCCAAATCAAAATGTTAGCATAGGTGGAGGATCTGGCGGTATAGCGGTATTACTTAATCCAGAAACAAATAATGGATACTATTTTGAGATTGTTGCACTAACTGAAACTAATGTAGAATCATATCTTAAATTAGATAAAAATGGACAGGCTGCGGTAAACATTAATAATGTTGTTTTTTATAAAGTTAAAAAAGAATCTGCTAATGATAATGCTATTCCAATTAAATTATGGGGCGGTATAACAAATGTTATTGTTGACGATGGTCGTTTTACTGGTCAATATAGAATGGCTGGAGAAGACAAGCCTACCGTATATGATCTATCCGTAGAATATCAAGACATTGGTAAGACTCGTAGATTTTATTTATATATTAATAATAAGTTAATTAAAATTGTTGATGACCCAGATCCGCTTCCAATATATAATAATATGGCTTTGTTTATTCGTGGATCATCTCGTTGTATGTTTGAACATGTATATGCTTTGTCTGAAAACTATTCTCAAAATACAGTATTTACAACAGGTGAAACATTGTCTGCAGTATTTGGTGATAAACAAATTGACGCAAATGAATCATTTAGAAAATATGCAATGAATGGCATTATTCAAGGTACCTATTTAACTGGTATTAGTTCAGAGCAACCACCAAAATATAATATGTATTTTGATGAGTTTGGAACAATTATGCGTGAATGTGCCTATTTTGATATTAGATATGATCGTGCATATCCAGCACTATATTCACAACTTTCTCCTACATTTAATCGTATCAAGGGCTACTCAGTATCTGGATTCCAAGCAGACTCGTATGGTGCTGAATTCTTAATATTTAATGCTTCAGATAAGGCTCTTGTTTTGGATGAAACAAGTGGTAACTATTTAAGAATACAGGGTGTTGCTTTTACACAAGACACAACATATGAATTAACAGTAGATGAATACTTTAGCAAAAAGAGCAACCTGTCCGACCCACCATTTAGTGGTAGTGCACTAATCTATTCTCCTTTGGTAGAAAAAGCAAAATATGATGACATTAAACTAAGCAGACTTATTTATGGAAAAAATGAGTTTAGCCTAGATACCCCATATATACAAACTCAAGATGATGCAGATGCTTTAATGGGTTGGATTATTAATAAAGTCATGATTCCTAAAAAGGTAATTGGTCTTAATGTATATTCCATTCCTACGTTACAACTAGGCGATATTGTTACAATTAATTATAAAAATAATGAAAATTTAGATTTAGTTACAGAAGATACAGATAGGTTTGTTGTGTATAATATAGACTATTCTAGAGGAAATAATGGTCCACAAATGACTATTTATTTAAGCGAGGTATAAAATGGCTGACGATCAATCATTTAATAAAATTCCATTTGAACAATTAGATGCAACAACAAAAAGAGTTATACAGGCAAACGCTGCTGGATATAGTGTATTTAACCCTGAAACAAAAACTTTTGAAAGACCAACACCAGAACAATACTATGATCTACGTGGTGGAGTTAATAAGGCAGGGTACTACGGAGATTCTTATACACCTGGAAAAACTTTAACAGATAAAGAATATTTTGATACTCTTAATGCAGCAAAAGCAGCAGGAGGAAGAGGAACAGACTTAGGTGCTGCAATTAATGCTGCATCAGCAGCAAAAGCAGCAGAATATGATAAAAATAATCAAATAGTCATACCAACAACGCAGAGTGTTGTTCAAGCAAGTTCTCAATCACCAAATAATGGTAGTGGATCTAACCAACAGTCTTCTCCAAACCCTATTCCTTTAACACCCTCTACTCTCTCTTCTACCCCGTCTAACATAAGCCCAGTTACACAAGCGCCGCCGCCACCACCAGTAAAAACTGCTCCAATTGACACTATTTTATTTGACGAAGACGCCGTTCCAATTCAAATTATGTCTGACCTTATTTTTGAAAATATTGGTGGACAAGAGTTAATTAATATTGCTAGAAATGATACGGTTAATGGTCAACAAATTATTTATCAGCCTATTAAAAATTTGACACAGATTCAACAACAATATAACGCTAATAATATTGTTAGTTTACAGGCTACTTCCGATAAATATTTTCAAAATTTTTCTATTAGATTTGATAATAAAGTTCCAACAGAAGGAACAGGTCCAGATGGATCGCATGTATATATAGACCCAGAAACTGGAGAACTGGTAGTAGAGGCTGTAAATTTAGAACTAGATGAGCAGATAGAGGTAGAAATTACCACAGGTGGTACAATATATGAGGCGGAATTATGATTACAAACACTGGAAAATCTATCATTGGTAAGTATCTTCTTGGTCAGGCACCAGCCTATGCTTCTTATATTGCCATAGGATGTGGAGCACAGCCACTAGATACTACTGATCCATATGGAGACTACTCAACTAAAGACAACCTAGATTTTGAAATGTTCAGAGTGCCTATTTCATCTAGGGGCTTTGTTAATGATGCTGGTACAGAAAAAATTGTATTAACAGCAGAACTACCAACAGAAGAAAGATATGAAATTTCAGAGATTGGCTTGTACTCTGCAGGATCAAATCCTTCTGCTGGAGCCTATGATAGCAAAACTGTGTTTGCTTTTACTCAAGGTGAAAACTGGCAATATCATACAGCATCTGCTGCAACATCTATTCCAACTATTACAACTCCGTTGGATGATCCGCTAGACGATAACGTAATTGCTACTACAGACCCAGTATTTCAAACAAATGCAGATAACTCTATATTTTATAAATCACCACGCCCAGAAAGATATGAGCGTTGTAGATTTTTAAATAATATTATTTTAATTCGTGGAAATGATTCAGACCTAACTATTGACTCATCAACAGGTAGTGCTGAAGGACATTTTGTTGTTGAGGCTGGATCAAATCATATACATTTAACTGGTGCTGATGTTAATTTTACACGTAACTCTCCAATTGACGAATTGCGTCTTGCATTTTCTCTTGTAAGTAAGGATGGAGATTCTTCTGCAGTTCCTGACACCGTTCGCATTCTTGTAGATTTTGCAAGTACAGATGCAGAAGGTTCTGGAGAATTTGCTAGATTTGAGGCTGAACTTGATAATGGAAGCGGTACTGGAGGAACATATGATTTTTCTACTAACCGCTATTTTGTAATAACAAAACAACTACAAGAACTATATCAGACACAAGGATTTACGTGGAATGCTGTAACAGTTGTAAAAATATATGCATGTGTTTTAGTTTCAGATGTTCCGTCTGATGATTATTATGTTGCACTTGATGCAATGAGACTAGAAAATATTGCTACTACAAATCCATTATATGGTCTTACTGGTTATTCAGTTATCAAAACTACTAATGCAGAAACAGTTGTCAAGTCTCCCAATACAAGTAATTATATTGAATTTAGATTTTCAGTTGGAGTAACATAATGGCTACTTCTGAAACAATTAAAAAGTTTAAAACTTCTCCAAATAATTTACCAGCCATTGACTCTAATACAGAGGGATATTCTGTAAGATATAGGATTATTTCTTCAGATAGAAACAGAACATCTCATTGGTCTCCTGTCTATTTAATACAACCAGGTTATACATTTGTGCCTGGAAATATTGTATTTAATAAAGCAGGATCAATTGCTACTATTGTTTGGGATGCTGTAGAAGTAACCAAAGTTGATGGTGGAAATACTTATTCAATAACTAAAACACATGAATATGATATTTGGGTAAGATGGGATCGTGGTGGTGGAAATGGTGATTGGCTATATAAAGAAAGAATTGATACAACATCTCTTGCTTTACCAATTCCAAATACATGGACAATTAATGGAGTTGTGCAACCAACCACGCCAAATAGAATGAGTGTTGAGATTTATTTAAAAGGAGAACCAATTGAAAGAGCAGATGGCGCTCCAGGAACACCATTTTTAAAAGTTTATAGACTGCTCAATGAGACTGTTTAATGATATAATGGAGAGATAATGGCAAAAGTACCACTACCAGAACGAGGTCAACCGTTAGATGTTACATACATTTATCAGTTGGCAGATACAATTAATGATATTTCTACGCAGGTTTCATCTGCAACCTACAACTATACTACTGTAGATACTGTTTCTGCAGGTAAGCAGAGTGTAAAAACATCAGAGGCTAGAGTAGTTGGTGGGTATGTTGAAGTAGCAAATAACTCAACAGTTAGCGCAGGAAACGAAAAGACATTTTCATATGACTTCCCATCTGATTTTAAATATGCACCAATAGCATCTGCTACTGCAGTTAATATTGGAAATACTCCAGCAGGACAAAATGTAAATGTTATTTTAAAATCTGTTACTACATCAAGAGTAGAAGGAGTGGTTAGGTTTGGAGCGTCAGGAGATCTGTCCTTGGCTGTTCACCTAATTATTATTGGAATTCCAAACTAAAAGGGGAATTGGGTACATGATCCATTGCAGACGCTGCAAAGGTAGAATGTTTGTTGATAGACAATATTCTAGCCAAATACACTTAGAGACCTATTGCATCCGTTGTGGATCTAGAAATTTTTATCATCCACCTTCAGATAGCAAGGAGGGAAAATGGCTTTTGGACCAAGAAAACTTGAGAGCAAAGACTACAATAGTCAGCCTATAATTAAAGGTAACCAAAAAATTTGGTTTTTAAATAATGATTTAGTTAGACTATATCATAGTTCTAGATCAACTGGTATGGTTACATTTTACAATATTACAAAAGATAGACTAGAAACTTGTTTTCGTAATGACTTCAGAAAAAATAGACAAAGGGCATATACTGTAGCAGAAACTGCAAGACTTGTCAATAGGCATCGTAAATATATTCCATATCTAATTAAACGTGGAGTTATTCCGCCTCCAATAGGAGCACAGGTTGGCGGTACAAGAGATTGGCAAGTAAGAGCGTACTACTCTGAATCGCAATTAAAAGAGATACGTGATATACTTGCAAGCATACATATTGGTAGACCAAGAAAAGATAATTTAATAACAAACAATATGACTCCTACATCTCAGGAGTTGACACGAAGAACTGGCGATGGTATACTGGTTTATACAAAAACTGAAGATGGTAGATTTATTCCTGTTTGGG